CTTAAACCCCGGCGAACTCGTCCCAATACCCAGACCTGTGGAGGTCAGGCGCATTTGTTCGGAGCCGGAAGCAGACCACGCAAGTCCTGCGCTGTTTGCTGGCATACCCATAATCCAAGACTCAATACCGTCTTGAAACAATTGAATGCCAGTGGCCGTGTTGGTCGCGTTGTTGACCATCAAACGTGAAGTGTTGGATGCTGCGCCGTTGCCAACTTTCAACGGCCCGGTGTTAACCAATGTCGCCCCATCAAAAGTCAGCGCACTCCCCGTGGTCAGAACCTTGCTGCCGTTGAGATAAGTTACGCCGTTGGCGGTGCCGGGAGTGATTGTCGGGCTGACGTTGACAAACGTGGTTGCTCCGTTGACTGTGATCGTGTCTCCGGCAGCATCACCCAAAATGGTGTTGCCCGTAACAGTCAGATCAGTAAACGTGCCCGCGCCGCTGGTGCTGCCAATCTTTACAAAATCCGATCCGTTCCACGCCACAAGAGCCCGCTCACCCTTGATGATGGTGACCCCCGTTGTAGGGCCAGCGCCGCGAACAACGATGCTCTGCGTCCCCGCCGATGCGTTGATGACGATGTACGCCTTGCTCTGAGCTGGGGCGGTGATGTTGCGGGTTGTGGTTCCGTTTGCCGTCCACAGCAAAACAGCTTGACGGGCCTGATTGGCCGCAAGAACAGTGGTGGTCAGCGTAACATCTGCGTCCGTGTTCAGAGTGGTCGTGCCAGCAACAGCCGTATCCAGAAGCTCGGTGATTTGCTGATTTACAACATCACCCCATGTGCCGTCCAGTTCCCCCTGAACCGGTAGCGCCAAGCCCAAAAGTGTCGTATTTCCGGTTGTCATTCAAGACTCCTATTGCGTGTTGATATTAACCCACCCAGCAGCCTGAGTGTTACCAACCACCGCCCAGCCAGATGACTGGGTATTGCTGATATTCTGCCAGTTTGGCGTCTGGGTGTCATCAATAACTTCCCAAAGTTTTCTGCCGCCAACAAGGTCCGTGATTGTTGCCTGCTCTGACAGAGCCGCAAAGAGCTGCGCCAGCGAGGAAACTGCGTCCGACCCGGAGGCGCTTTCTGCCACCGAAATCCCATAAGCCGGTGTTGCAGAGATCAAATCGGTCCCAGTTGCCGACTCAGCAATCAGGCTTTGAATACTCTGCAACGAACTGACCAAATCCGTTGCCGTGGCACTCTCATCCACAGAACTGTAGAAAGCAAACGCCGCCTCCGTTGCATCCGTGCCAGTAGCGCTCTCGGAGACCAAAATCCCATACACCGGGGTCGAAAACACGCTGTCCGACCCTGTGGCAGTCTCAGATACAGAAACCGCATATTCAGGGGTGGCTGAGATGGCGTCCGTACCGGTGGCGCTTTCTGCTACCGCGCTTTGAACACTGTAATTTGAGCTGACCGCATCAGTGCCAGTGGCACTCTCAGCTACCGCCCCATAAACTTCAACAACCCCGGCAAGCGCATCGGTGCCAGTGGCACTCTCGGCTACAGCCGACTGAATACTGAAAGAAGATGACGGGGCATCCGTAACCGTGGCGCTATCGGCCAAGGCGCGGTCGTATACAGACCTACCCCAAGCGGCCTGACCCCACTCGCCAGAACCCCATCCTCCTTCTGCCACAACTCATCCTTACCCTGCAAGCGAGAAGGTGTACGTTACATTCAATATGTCACCTGACACCACAGAGCGGTCGCCGGGGGAGCTGAAGTCCGCAGCAGAGAACAATGTGCCCGTGGTCCCACCCTTGGTTGAATCGCTTGTCAGAAACGCGCCGCCAACAACAGTCGTGCCGTTGATGGTAAACACCGCCTTGTTTGAGGTATTGGTCACAACAGACGGGTTGGCGTTGGTTGCTGCGGCAAAGTTGGCCAGAACACGGGTTGACTCGCTATAGTCCGTCACTTCAGTCCAAGTGCCGTGGGAGCTCATTGTGTTACCTGCGGCGGGGCTGTTTGTTGCCCCAGAGCCGTACAAACCCACGTACCAAGAGGTAATTTGAGCCGTAGAGGTCAGGGCCACGCCCGCCATATATTGCAGGCCCACATTGACCACAAGATTCTTGGACTCAGAAACCCACTTGAGGTTGCCGTCCTTGTCAAAGCACTCGACGACATACTTGCCCGTGGCGACAGCGTGTTCGCCTGAATTTGCACCGGCCACCAGACCACCCGCAACGATGTCCTTGGCTTGAAGTTTTTCGATCATGATGACTCCTGTTACGAGATACGCACGATGGCGCTGTTTGGATCGGCAGTGGGAAATGTGATCAGGAATGTATTGTTACTGACAGTCTTGTCAGAACCAAAATCCAGCACAGCCACTGATTTATCGCCCTGTGTAGAGTTGTAAATCAACGCCGCACGAGCAGTAAACGACGCCCCCGCCCACGATGTATTGGCAAACGAGATGTAGGCGGTTGGAATGTTGTAGGTGTTATTTCCCGATGTTGGGCTGGTGCTGATTGTCAGCGTGTTCCCACCTGCCGTATAGCCAGTCCCTACAACTTCATTGCTCGATGAATACACCGTGGTGCCAGCATTCAAATTGGCATCAGCCGTGTACAGCGCAATCTTGAATGTGTTGGGCGAAGTTGGTCCAAAGTTGTGAACGCCTTGCAGCAGCTCAACTTTGAATGAGGTGGTTGCGCCTTGAAGTATGCTCATCAGCTCACCTGAATTTTGACCTGACCGTTGCGATAAGCATCACCACGCTGTTTGCCATCCCCAAGGTTCTTCAGAAGAGCAATTGACTGCACGTACCGGTCGTTGTAATTTTTGACCATATCCGGGTCTGACTTCATGTACGTACAGGCCTCAAGCATGACGCCGTTGAGGAGCGCGGAATCAAAATTCTCTCCAAGCCACGTATCCCCGGCAGTCACGATGGACTCGGGGTAATAGTAGTAATGAAGTTCCGCTTCATACGCCGCATCGGGTGTCGGACCAAGAATGAAAACCAGTTCGTTGACATCGTTTGAACGTGGTCCAAAAATGGCGTAATGCTTGGGCAGACCCGTTGAGGTGGGCGTGGGGTACGCTTGCCGAATAAAGTTCACATCCTTGTTGAGCAAGTACTCATACGACCCGTTTGCCCTGATGATGGCCAAAGAATAAGTAGACAGAAAGTCAGACGGACATTCCAAATACTTGTTGCTGGCCGTCGTAAAACCCGTTACGTTCTTGCGCAAATTCGCCAACTGCACGGACGAATAAATGCGCTGCTCCGCCTGACGGATCATGGTATCCATGACCGTCGTAGGAAAGTTGTTTTCCGAATAATCGGAAACGGCGGTAACGAGATCGGCGTAGTTCATTCAAACCTCAGGCCATCGGCCCACGAGACATGAATCCTTTGGTAGCTGCGCCCGCGCCACGCATCTTGATGCCGCTGGTTTTCACGGTGTTGTTCACACGCTTGGTGTGATTGCCAACAGTCATGTTCACGGTGTCGGTGCTGCTGTGATCGGGGCCGGAACCGGGGTTGGTCTCGGCTTTAACTTTTTTGCCTTGCATGGTGTGTGGCTCCGCATAAACAGAAGCAGGGCCGACTTCTTTGCCGCCCTTTTTCATACTGTACTTAGCCATGATCAGGCCCCTTTTTTGTAGGTAAAAGAGGACTTCTTCTGGTTTGCGACCTTGGCCAGATTGCGGCCCATAGCCTTCATCTGAGCGTTGGTCTTGCCGCCCTTGGCCATCTTGGTCATGGGCTTGCCGGGGTGCATGTTTTTCTCATGCTTGTGAACTGCGGTTTTTGCGTCCATTTTTGGCTCCTTATGCCGATGTGGATATTGTCACAGTGCCGACGGAAACCGTCAACGCCAGATAGTTTGGAGTCATGCCATTATCGTACTGGCTCGACCCCCCGACAGGGTTCCATCCCCACTGGATGTCACGAGAGCCGCCCGATGGAAAACCGTCCACGTTCGTGCCCGACGTTACATACGTTGTGTCTCTTCGGGCGTTTCTCACCGCTTGTGGGTCTTCTACAGGATACATGCCCAACTGAAGCTGCGGGTGGTCTGGCGACCAGCATTCCGAGCACACCCGGTCGTTGATCTGCTTGGTCTTGACAACCTGCGACTTCAGTTTTTTGAGCTTGAACTGGAAGCCGCATATATCGCACATGGCGATACTGAACTTACCAGAAGCAAACCGATTTGGCATGGTCAGCTCCCGATGTACTGCTGCCTTGGAACAAACCTGACCGCAGCTTTCTCGCGGTCTTCACCAGAAGCAAGCTCCCAAGCCTCGTCGTACTGCTGCTTGAGCATGGGCAAACGCTCCATAGCGCCCGGAATCTTCATGCCCATATAGTAGGCCAGCCCGGCAATCATGGCCGGATAGAACCTGAAAGGCATGTCCATCGTGTTTACGCCCTCACCAGCGTCCTGAATCCGGCGCAGTCTCCAGTACACAAATGTGTAAGTCTGGGTGTTGTCAGGCACCGGCCAGAGGGTGTACTGGGGGGTGATGAGGCGCTGAATCCACACTTGGATGGGCCGCGCCTGCTGAATCTTGTTGGGGATGCTGGAGTACGTAGATTCACTGATACGGGTGATTGTCAGGTCAGCCTGCGTGGAAGCGTTGCCAGCCCCTGTACGGATCACGTGGTCAAGCAAATCAACGGTGTCAGTAGGAAGCGTATATGTAGCAGTCCCGGCGGTCAGAACCTGCGAGCCCTGCTCAAACGTCCACATATTGAGACCACGGTTGGCCCAGTCGGCAAACATCAGGTTCATGGACCGGCGAGCTGTGCGCAGGTCGTAGCCGGTGCGAAGCTCACCACCGCAGCGTTCAAACGCCTCTTCCACAATCTCGGTGAGATCGGGGTTAAATGTTGTGGTGCCTGAAGTTGCCATTATCTAAACCTCGCCGTTTTCTTGGCAATTGTTTTGGGCTGCGCTACGAACTGTTTCCCCGCAGCCTTGCCAGCACGCTTTGCACGCGTTGTCGCAGCGTACTCAGCAGGGCTGAGACTTTTGATCGCAGACTCTGGAAGGTATCTTTCACCCGTGTCAGAAGA